CTCAGCAGTTGCATCTAGTGCTGCAGTTGCTTCTGCTGCAGCCTGGGCTGCGTTAGCCTTTGCTGTTGCATCTGCTGAGGCAGTTGCTTCTGCGCCTGACTTAGCGTTGTTAGCCTTGGTGGTTGCATCTGTTGCTGCTGCAGAGATTGCTGCAGATTGTGCAGCGTTAGCCTTTGAAGTAGCATCTGCTGCTGCTGTTGAAACTGCAGCGTTAGCCTTAGATGTTGCATCTGATGAAGCAGTTGATTCTGCTGCTGCTTGTGCAGCATTTGCTTTACTTGTTGCATCTGCTGATGCTGTAGCCTCTGCACCACTCTTGGCATTATTAGCCTTAGTTGTAGCATCTGTTGCTGCTGCTGCTTGCGCTGCTGCTGCTGCGCCTGACGCATCAAACACGCCTGACTTAATATTTAGTTCACCAGCGACAACTTCCATCTGTGTTGATTCAACGGAGGTAACAAGTGTAGTTCCTCCAACAATACCAACGATGTAGTCTTCTGAAGCCTGGTTTTCTGTAAGGATGTTAAATCCATTGATTGTACCTGTTGTACCTTCAACTACAAGACCGCTTTTGATCTTAAAGTTTTTATTTACTGTTGCCATTTTTTTATCTCCTTAAGCCTTTAACCCAATACGTGCATAACGTACGGTTATAGGTGTAATACCGCTTTCTGGAGTAACCACTAGGGCTACGGTATTTCCAGTGCGGGAGACAGTAATGGTGCCAATATTCCCATTGTTGTCGATTGTTCCATATTCGCTGACTGATACTCCTGTACCGTCAACCAAAATTGTTATTTCTGTAGCATAAAACTTATTTACGCCACCAGATGTGTGTGCAATAGATATAAGATATTTAACCATTCGCCAAGTTGTTGCGTCAAAGTTATCAACAGTTGTTGGGTTCTGAATATCATAGATTGCAATTTCATTATTACCAGCAGATCCAAGATCTGTTGATTGTGCAGATGTAGTATCAATTAGATCTACATAGTCTTCTTGCGTTGGGCGGTCACCAGTTTGAAACTTGGTTTTTACGCCTGAGAGGGATATCTTTGCCATGTCTAAATTATAACACTATTTTTTAAATCTTAAAGTATATAGTTACTGAATCCAATGAGTTGAAGTGGGATTGGCGGGGGATTAGATGAACTGTATCCAGGAACCTTTATAGATGTAAACCTTACTCTAAAGGGTAAGTCTGATGAAATGGAAACTGAAGGATTTTTAAAAACAATGGCAGACTTTACGGCTCCTACCTGATATATGTTTTTTACTTTGTTTTTAGAGTCTTCTAGGATTAAGGATGTTGCCATTAATCAGTTACATCTTCAAGGATAATCATGCTACCCTGGCAAACTGTCCATACAATTTCCCCATTGGATACTTGAATATCAAAGATGTCTCCAGTTTGAAGAATTAAAGATTGTGAAGATGATAAGAATACTGTAAACTCTCCAACTAAATCATCTGCATCTGCTTCTGGAAGCAATTGCATAATTGTAGTTGCGTCATCTGTAATAATTGGAGTTAGTTGAGATGTGTTTGGTCTTTTAACTTTCATAGAGATCGTCCAGTCTGAAACGATCAATGGAGTCTTAGAGTCATCCTCTAGATAAACCTTAAATCCAGATGTATCACCTCTTACAACAGTCCAATTAACAAATGGTGGCTTTTCACCAATGTTATAAAGGCTTTGGGATGAGTTTCTTAGGATTGCCATTTTTTAATTATACCACAATTAGGACATTCCATTTTTCAATGCGCCCCAAGTACCGTTTCCTTTTGCTTCTACAACAATAATCCCATGGGCTGCATCAGAGTTAGCAACTACACCTACTGCTGCTGCGCCTTCTGCTGGTCTAGTTGTTGTAAGACCTCCACCATCTTTTACATATAGGATAGATCCATTTGCAAAAGAACTTGTAGCAACATCTGGCATTACACCAGAAACCACTACCACTCCTTCTGAGTTATTTGCAATGCTTGTTTTAGTTAAACCAATAATAGGGTTTGTTGTTGAAGGAAGAGCAACAGCAATAGTTGTTTTAGTACTAAACCCTGTTGCATATACTGGAGTTGCTGCGGGTATAGTAGATCCCGTCACATTTTTAACATCTAATTTCATATAAGAAAGACCAAGACCCTGAAGAACTCCTTCAAGAGTAGTGACTAAAACCTCTATATCCCCGTGTACATTGACATTATCGTCAACTTGAGGATATGGTAAATTATATGTATCTGATTGACCCGTTGCCATAATTACATTATATCACTAACTTTGCACCAATATACGTCTATTTAAATAATTAATTATTTTTTTTATTATCTTACTATTAAACACCCTTTGGGTTGACTTTGACCAAGAATTGATGTTATACTTATCAGTAGACACCTAACAAGGTGTTGTTGTTTTCTAAGGAGGAAACTATGATTAAATTTATCGAAAGAAACAAAGAGATCATTAGCATACTCAGTATCGGAATGTTGGTTACTGTATTGACTGGAAATGCCAATGCCTCGACTAACAGCAATAACAATTTTAGTACTGAACAGGCTCAGCCTTTGAAATCTACCTCGAAAGAGGTTTTTTTGGTTTCTAAAGCAAAGAAACTAGAGTCTTTTGAAAATAAGACACACCTTACAGACCTTGAACTTAAGGAACTTCTGTCTTTGGTTGGTTTTAAAGGGAAAGACCTAATTGTTGCTTGGGCTGTAGCAAAAAAAGAATCTAATGGAAGACCATTAGCATTCAATGGGAACCATAAAACTGGTGACTCGTCTTATGGAATGTTTCAGATCAATATGATTGATGCTCTGGGGCCAGACCGTAGAACCAAGTTTGACCTTGAGTCAAATGCGGAACTATTCAATCCTGTAAAGAATGCAGAAATCGCATATTATATGACCAGTGGCGGAGACGATTGGTCTTCTTGGAAGGGCATTACCCCCAAGACAAAACAATGGATGTTAAAATTTCCTAAGTAGTATAAAAAGAGATAGGGAGCCGAAAGGCTCCTTATTTTTTTACCATTTTCCAATAGGACATTTTGCTGAGTTTAATTTAGATTTGATATTCATAAAGCAACCACATTTTTTACATTGATTTGTTATTTTTCTTAATTCTGGGCACTCATGACAAATAGACATTCTTAAATCTGCTAACTCTGCTGTTGCTGGCAAAGTCATAGGGTTTAACAAGTCTAAAGGAGTAACCCCATTTTTTTCTTTATACTGTTCCCATCTGCTTTTAGGCATTTTGGGCTGCGTCATAGGCTGCCTGACGCTGGGCTATCTCTTCATCTGTAATAAATGGTGGTAGTCCTTCTGTGGACATATCAAGAACAACAAACTCATTATTTACAAACTTTGCGTTTGGAGAAATTACATATCTTCCATACGGATAGGCATTTAAATCTTTAATTGTTGGGTTACTTAATAAAATGCTTCCAAAATATTCAGTTGTCTGTAGTTGATCAAGTTCAACTCCATTTTCAAGAATAGAAATAACTATACTGTCCGTAGCATTGTCTTGAGAAATTTCTACAAAAGAATCTGCACGAAGCATCATATCGGCAGCCCAATTATAAAACGGTGCATCGTAGACCACATCTTCATCAATAATAAAAGCAAGGGCTGAGCCTCGCTCATCTGGATTATCCTTATTCCATGAATAAGTAATATCGTTATCTGTTAGCATTTATAACTCCCTTTTTAATAATTATAGCACAAACTAGCAAGCACGGCAAGAGCAAGTAGCACAGGCAGCACCTGAACCAGCACCACAACAGTTTGAAAAATTACAAAATGATGGAAAGGCTGCTACGTCTGCAGAAGTACATCGTGTGTAATCTCCTCCACTAGGTGGTGTAGGTGAAAATCCAAAAACGCTAAATGGTGAAAATCCAAAAACATTAAATGGAGAAAACCCAAAAACTGTAAATGGTGAAAATCCAAAGACTGCAAAAGGTGAAAAACCAAATACTGCAAATGGGGGTGTTGGAGAAAAACCAAAAACAGAAAATGGTGTAAAAGCAAAGTTTCTCCAAGTGATATTTACTGGTGTTTCGTAGTCTTGTGCTGTTGCAGATGTTGGTGTTTGAGAAATTACCTTATTATGATTTGCTAATTCTGCTGCTACATCAGAAGGTGATTCTGTTATTGTTCCAACCGTGAACCCTTCTGTAACTATCTGTGATTGTGCTGTAGTCTTGTCTACTCCAAGCCAACTTGGAAGAAGTTTCATACCCTTTGATTGTGCCCAGCGTCCAATCCAACCTAACATGGCTTACCTACGCAATCAAATCGCCAATTAAGACCCAAGTGTTGGTATCTGTTTTAACAATTGTTGCTCCAGACCATCTTGAGGCAATATTTTTATTGCTATTTTTACTTAAAATTGTAACTCCAACACCTTGAACAAATGTAACGGCTCCAGTCCCTAATCTTAAAACATCAAATCTAGTTCCAAGAGGAAAAGCCTTTGAAGAATTTGGAGGTACTGTAATTGTAGTACTTGATGCAGAATCAAAGGTAATAGTCTTACCAGCATCATCTAGTGCTGGCTCATAACTTGCAATTTTTGAAAGAAGGGTTGTGTATCCATGAATATATTTCCAACTTGTTCCATCATAAAATTGTAGTTGATTAATTGCAACTGCAGATGCGTCTTGTTTTACAAAACAAACTAATCCACGAACTGGAACTGGTAGCGCTGCATCTCTTGCTGCTGGATCTGCAAAGTTATTTACGCCAGCCTTATTTTTAATAGCATCTTCAAAAGTTACTACGTTTTGCCAGTTTTGAGTTCCTGACCAAGTGTAGTTTGCAACAGTGTTTGTGCTTCCACCGATTGCATACCAAGAACTGGTTGCCTCATCATATACATATGCTGTTTTTGGAGCACTATTAATAGTTGCCATTATTCTGCCCACCCCATTGCTCTAATTTCTGATTCAGTCATTCCAACAACTTGAACTAGTTTAGCAATTGCTCTTTCTTTTAATATCTCTTTTTCTGTTTGTTCTACATTAGCCATTATGCACCTATTGTCTTCCATGTAGAAGTTGCAGAATCATAAATTTTCATAAGTAGTGGAGAACTTCCCTTAACTACCCAAAGAGTTCCGTCTGTTGGTGATGTTGGTTCTGTAGAAATATAAATTGCTGTTGGGTTTACTGGTGAAACACCTGGTGTAGAAGATGAGTCAAGCCACACATATCCTTCAGATACTGTAGTTGGCTCGGTAGCAGAAACTGTACCTCCAGCACCAAGGGCATTAATTGCATCAATAGAATCTTGAATTGTTTTTAGATGATAAGCAATTGATGGGTTAACAAGTTGTGCTTCATCTGTGTTTGAAGTTAAATAGGTATTTGAACCATAGTGATAAAGTCTTAGGGCAGCCTGAATGTCTGCATTAGCGTCATACCCTGGTATTTTTGTTGGATAGATCGAACCAATATCTGCGTCAGCCATTATAAATCACCTCTCATTTATTATACCACGATAGATATTGCTAGGCTGATTGTTTTAATAACAGCATCAAGCGATACCCATGATCCCGAAGTATATTCCATTGCATTAAAGGTAAGTGGCAGAACTTGGTCTCCACCAATTGTAGTAGTTATTGAGCCAACCGATACGGATGAAGATATTGGCTTATCATTTAAAATTGTGTATTGAACATTGAAGTTAGCACTTGTAAGGCCTTGGGCAGTATCTAAATCTAAAATATTTATTAGTGGAACCTGAACAACTCTTGAACCTGCAGTAAAGGTTCCTGCAACATTGTCATAGTAGATGTTTGGTGTTAACTTTACTATTGGCTCCCATGAAAAAACTGAAGAAGCGTTTGAGACATACTGGTACAAATATCCATATCCTGTAGAGTCTGTATTTAAAACGTTAACACATAAATCGTATGCTTGTGGTGTAATCAAAGATGGCAAAGAAGTGTTTGGGTTTCCCTTGGAAGTAAAAATGTTTGAGCCTCTTGGTCCTGGCTCTCCAAAATCAACTGATAGTTGGACTTCTGAAGGACCTCCTAAAACCTGTATTTCATCTGTTGATAGCAAAACCTCTACTGTCATTATGCACCAGTAACATCTGCTGTAACAGAGATAGTTCCCTTTAGCAATGTATGGACATTCTCAACTCCATTTGAAATCTGAACATCATAATAATATGTTGTGCCAGCAACCAGTGATCTTCCAATTGACGGAGAAATTTTACAAGTAATGTATGAATAAGTTGCATCAATAATTGCCGACGCTGAAGCAGAAAAAGTAGGAGATGGACCAACGGAATTAGCAATTTTAAATAAGGCTGTTTGATTTTCTAAATTATAAACTGCGCCATTTGCTGTTTTTGGGTAAATGATAAATTCGTAGGTGTCACCCTCGTAGTAGTTAATATTATATGTTCCTGGAAATGCCATGTAGTCCTCCTTCTTAATTATATCATGAAACAGATACGTAAATGCTCTTTATTTTAAGGCTTGCATCAAAATCTGTTCTTGCCTGCGGGACTAATCCAGAAGACCACAGAGACTTATCCTCAATGTAAAACTCCTGATCTATTGAAAAGTTATATGTATGCTGATATTTAAAGCAACCAACAAACTTTACTACAGAATGATCCATTCCAACAAAACTAGATCTTAGCCACAATTCTGTATTGTTAACATAAGTCTCTAATTCGACATTATAAGTTACCTTTACGATTGAGCCAATCTTTAAACCTCTAAATGTAAGCATTCCAGCGTCTTTGTTATAGAGTTCTGTTGATAGCGCTGGTAGGTATTCGCTGTTGCTGTATTTTCCTAAACAATCTACCGCCAAAGAAACCCATCCAGAATCTCCACGTGAAATACCTAAAGAATATGCAAATATGTTTTTATTATGATAACTTGCCCATCCTGGCTGTTGTCCAGATACTGAGACTAATGATTGACCATCTTTTCCTTTGGCTCCTGTATCTCCTTTTGGGCCTGGGGGACCTGGAGGCCCTATTTCACCCTTGTTACCAGTTGGACCACGTTCTCCTGGTGCTCCTGGAACTGGTATGTAAACAATGTTTGATTGTGATGACTCATTTGATTGCTGTAAGACTTTGCTGGCATACCCATCAGAAGCCCTTGTACCTTCTGGAAAGCCCATACTCTTGCTAACTGTCATTGCACCCTACCCCTCTTACTTATTGACTTTAAAAACCTTTACATCGCCATTTGAGGTAGTCACTCTTACTACTGGAGGGATGTTAATTTTGTTATTTCTAATTTTTACAACGGCCATTATAAAGACCCGCTAACATCGCCTAGTACTGAGATAGTTCCTGAAACTGGAGTCCAGACAACACTTCCCATAGTTACTTGTAGGTCAAAATTAAGATCTGCAACCTTTGATTTATACCCTGTTCCCCAATTTGTACTCATGTCTGGAGTTATCTTAACCTCAACAAAACCATTTCCAGGAACTGTGATTAATTCATCAATAATGTCTGTTTTTGGATCATAGGTAGAGGCAGCAAAAGTCCAGGTAGAGGTATTGTATCTTGTAACCTCATCATTTTCAAGGAAGTCAACAATAATCGAAGAAGAGTCTCCACGAATAACTGTCCATTTTATAATTGCTGGATCAGCGCCAAAGTTACCAATTGTAGATGCCATAATACAACATTATACCAGTATATAAAGAAATGCCTAATACCTAGACTGGGTGGGTATCAGAGAACAGAACTAGGTATTAGACTTAATAATTATATCATAAAACGGACAATCCAGACATAAGATTAAAGTTTATCAAATCGTTATAATTGAAGATGTCCGTTTTGTCTATTAAGTAATCAATTGTCAAAAGTGGGATAGTGTATACTTAAAATATATAAGAAAAAAGAACTATCTTTAAGGTTTAATATTTATATATCTTATATATTATATATATAGCAAATAGGCAAATTAGATTATTTATCGTTACTAGCAATGTGCTTAATTAGAATTTCATACATATCGTCGAGTTTCTTTTCTTGGCGATCTCTAGATTTAAAAGAGTCAATTCTCTGTTCGTCCAAAGCGGTTTCTAGTCTCGAAATTTGGTCCTTCATCGATGATCCAGAATTGGGTTTAAGTTCGCTCAAATAATGTCTTACCAACCATTTAATCGCAAAAGCAATTGAGGATACAATTGTAAGTATCGCTACTATTAGGGAGGCCCAGTCTTGGATTGTCATAACTATATTATTATAACCAGTGTTTTAAAAAATATTAAACGCTTTTAGTTCGTCGCCGAAATAGAGGTTATGAAACCACACTATAGACAATATATGAATGCAAGCATTCGGTATGTCTAAGTTAGTGCCACATTCCACAGTACGGTATAATAGATAGTCTAGGAAAGGGTATTTTAAATGTACAGAGATGAAGCAATTGAACTGATGTGTGATACTGTTAATAACTATAACAGACAAGCCATTGGACATGGAATGATGAGTGCTGAAGATATGGAAAATTATATTACAGCCAATGCAGAAAGTTTAAAGTTTATGAATTCACTACTTTATGACACACTTAAGGAAAATGGCGTTATAGCATAAATGGTTAATTATGATGTAGCACCTGTTCTGGTAGAAAGCATATTCTCTGATGAGGAGTATGCATTTTTGTATGACCAAATAAACAAGACACCAGACCAACAAATTAGAGAGGTAGAGGATACTGGATATATAGCAAGATCGGACCCTACCAAAAACTACATTGGCGAAATCATTAAGAAAAAAGTAGAAGATTTATCGGGACATGATCTTGAAAAGTATATGGTCCACCATGCTAGGTATACCTTAAAGTCAAACAACATTCCAAGGTTATATCCACACTATGATCGTGGACTAGAGTTTGCAACATTTACCATTAGCATAATTTTGGATTCAACTTTTGACTGGGATTTATTTTGTGAAGGAACCAAGTTTCCTGTAAAGAAAAATCAAGGTGCATTTTTTAGCGGGAGTCATCAAGTCCACTGGAGACCTCCTCATGAGTTTAAAGAAAACGACTATTACGATATACTCGTATGCCAGTTCAGGGTAAAGACAAATACAGAGCATTTAACAGATGAGCATAGATCAACTATGGATGATAAAGTAGGAGGATATGTATCTCAATACTATAGAGATTATCCACCATTTGGAGAAAATGGAAAAGAGTTCCTTCAGGAAGAATATATAGTCAAGGATAGAGGCATTACCGAACTATCCGAGTCATTAGGCATGCCTGCAGAGGCTTTATCTTATTTTTTAAGAAAATACGAGTTCCCCATGAAGAATAAATAGTGTATAATAAAGATATGCCTACTCCAGTCAAACCAGTTGTAATTGACAACATTTTCTCAGAAGATGAGATAGAGTCTATCTATAATTCAGTCGCAAAAGTCTTTGCAAAGGGTCTTGCCGATCATGATGATAAGTATTACTATATGACTAAGTTGACTAATAACGGCTTTGTTGCAATTTTAGATCCCTCGAATTTTAACTCAGAGATTAAAGACAAGTTTACAGCAACTGCAGCAAAGGTTATTGATAACCCTAGAGGCGTAGGATTTTTATTTGCTAGATATACATTAGACTCTGGATCATTTCCTTCACTTATGCCTCATTGTGATAAGTCAGAAAAGAAGATGGGCTTATACGGTACCGTCGAACTTAGAAAAACCTTAGATTGGGATTTCTATGTAGAAGATGAAAAATTTGATATGGCTTTTAATCGATCAGTGTGGTTTACAGGAACACACCAACCACATTGGAGACCAGATATTGAGTTTGGTCCAAATGACTATTACGATATTATAATTTGCCAAACAGTCTCATTGGATGACCAATATTTACTTACTCAAGAAGATAGAGATATCATGGATAGTAAGGCTGGAGAGACAGAGCAAAAGTATAAGCATCTTTTCCCTAAAGGACTTGCCAAACAATACGAAGTAGATGGCTGTCAGTAAACTTATTCAAGACCCTAAGTGGTTGCAAGAACAATATGTCGATAATGAAAAAACAATAGACCAATTGGCTCAGATGTGTAATGTAGATAGAAGTATTGTTATCTATTATTTAAATGAGTTTCGTATATACCGCAAATATAATAAGGATGTTCATCCTAAGCGTTGGTAGGTCTTCCTAAGTCTTCCCAGAAAATTTCTCTGCCCATGTTATCTGTAATAGGCATAGGCTTTGACTCACATTCAGCACATACCGAATCTGAAAATAATTTTACTGACAAGTTTGCATATTTAGGATCATCAAGGTCGTCCCAGGCGTTTTCAAAATTATCTAAAATTCCCATAGATCCATTTTACCATAAATCTGAATATTTTGTCTAGATGTATGATACACATAATGTAACAAAAAAAGTGAAATAAATAGTGTGCCCATAATAGACACACTACTCACCCCATCTAATTAGCCACTAGTGCCCTATGCTTTTTACCCTGTATCCACCCGCTATGAATTCCGATAAGCGGTGCGTCAATACATACCGCTTGCCCTTGGTGTAATGTTGCACTAAATAATTCAATGAATTCTAATACATGTTCTTTTGTATCGAATTCCATTCCTTTAGTAGTTCCTGTTGTTGTTGTTAATGTTACTTTTATCATTTGATCTTCTTTCTTGTAATGGTCTCTGTTGTAGTTACTTATTGTTCCCCCGCTAGCGAGGTGCGCTCTGCGCCTATCTAATTCGATTGACATTCGCATTTTGTAATGTTGATTGTGTTACCCTCTTGGGTAACTGTTGCTAGAGTATCACACTCATCACAAATGTAGATAAAATCTAATTCGTCCATAATGTTTCCCATTTTTACTTACTCGCTTTCTGTAGTGCGACATAGCGCTTGACTATGACTTGAGCCTTCTCAAATCCGTATTTGTTATTTAGTATTTGGCATTGGCGTAGGCTCAATGCGTATGTAGTAGGGTTATTCTTACTTAGTATGCTAGAGCCATACTCTGCTACTAGTTCGTTAGTTATTTCGTTAGTGTAGTTCATGATAGACTACCTTTCTTTTTATTCGATAACCTTGTGTTATCTTTTTGCTGACCTAGGTTATTTGCTCTTATTTGCTACGCTCATACTATTTCTAGTCTTATTTGGTAGGCTCAGAGGCTCACTAGGATTTCTTATTTAATTTTTTTGATACTGTAAGTATAGCATAAAAATGTCAAAAAGTCAAGTTTAGACACGGACAATTCGGACATTTCCTGTGTGATATGCGTCACATTCCAAGCGTGAAGCATAGGATAAGGGCTATCCCTACGCCTATGAAGGCTCCTATAGGGGCATAGTCTGCGTTCTCGTCTAGCCAATCAATCAATGCTGTAAATGGGTTCATGTTAGTAACCTTTCGTTTAGTAGTTATATTTTAACTATCTAATACTGCAAGTATAACATAGATACCCTGAAAAGTCAAGGCGACACGCCGTATATTTAATGTGATCTACACCACAGAAAAAGCCGACTCGAGTTATCCACATGATGCACATCACACTACGAATTTACGCTTAAGTTATCCACATGATGTACCTCACAGTGGCATTTGTCCACAATGTCCGTTTTGTACCCCTCGAAATGTCAGACCCCCCTGCTATACTTACTAGTATAAAGAAAGTCAGAAAAGGTTTCTGAACTAGAAAGGAATTCAAATGAATTCAACAATTATCAAGTGTGTAGAACACACACCATTCAAATCTGCTATCTCAGAAATTGCAGATACACAATTTACATTTTGTGAAATTTGTGAAAATAACATTGAGCGTTGGTATAACGATACTGACCCTGAGCGTCTACCTATGTGGACAGATTGGAAGGTTTCTAAATGACAAATAGAATTTTTGAACCTTTTGCTAGTGTAAGCAATTACCCTAAAGGCATGATGAACTTATGCCCTTGCGGTCAGGTTGTATTAGCCCCCGCCCTCTATCATGAGGGTCAGCCTTATTGGGAAAATCCTAATAAGTGTAAAGAATTATTCGAAGGAGTAAAATAAATGAAAACACTTCAGGAAAAATTAGACCTTGCTGCAAAAGCATGCGAGCCAATTTTAGCAGAATTGCTAAATGAAAAAACTGACTATGAGTTAGAACAAGAATTGCAAGAGCAATTTGATGAATACCTAAATGATTCGCATGACCCAGTAATGATTGCAGGAATTTTATTTTATCCTGCTGACATTCTAAAAGAATGCGACCCAATTGCTTATCGTGTTTTTCTAAATGATTTTGAATCGTATTTAGAAAACGAATAAATAAAAACCAAGATCGCAGAAATAAAAAACTGCGATTTTTGGAGCCGACGCACTCGGGCGTGTCGCCCCTGTTAAGATGTGATGTAAATCACCTCCGACACGCCGTGTTTGGATTTGACTTTTGAGGTTTCTTCTGCTATACTTCTAGGTATAGAAAAAAATAAATAAGGACAGATAAGGCAATGAGCCTAGCAAATAAATGTGACGAGTATCACAGTGAGCCTAGCAAATAAATGCCCTAAAATGTCAGTGCCCTATGGTAAGATAGTCTTATCAAACAAACGAAAGGAAGTCTATAAATGACTTACACTGTAACACTAGAAACCTTTTCAGGTTCTACAAAAAAAATCAACCTCGCCTCTAAGGGTGCAGTTGCTCAATTCATCTCAACCTACCCAACACAATTACCTGTTGGCGTATCTGTAAAAATCGCTTGCGATACTCTTGGAATTAGTGGCACACTTCGTGGCACTTCAACACTTACCCCCTCAAACTAAGAATAGGAAATAAATAAATGACAGTAGAAATCAAACACTCACTTCACTTCGTCACACTAGTAGACGAGACTCACCCAATAGGTAAGCAATTGCTTTCTCTTGAAAAAGAAATGCAAATTGTAATGCTTGAAGGAATGCTAAAGGACCTCTTAGGGCCTGCTCTTGTTCCAGTAATTGAGGACATAAACAAAAATGGTTCTTATGCAATTCTAAAGGCGGTTGAATAATGATGACACGCAAGGACTACGTGGCCACTGCTAACATTCTTTCATCTTTCAAAGATTTGATTGGTGATGAATTTACTTTCACTGATTTAGTTGATGAGTTTGGTTCAATGTTTGAAGCAGACAACCCAAAGTTTGACTTTTCAAAATTTAGAGAGGCGTGTGAAAATAATGGATAAATACTATTTTGATTTTGGAACAGTAATTGCAGTAATGATTGCGCTTATTGGTTCTATGATAGTGATTAGTTATGCTATGGTAGATAATTTTTATTTACGCCGTGAACTAAACGAAGCGTATCAAGAATTAGAAAATAAAAACTAAAAAGAAATCCTGAACACGATCTAAAACTGTTCCCAATTTTTGGGGCCGACGCACTCGGGCGTGTCGTGCTTTACGTACGATGTGATTTTTCTCACACACTTTGAGCGTCTCACTATTTGGATTTACTCGCTAGTAAGTTGATAATTTATGACTAATAGGCTAGACTTACATAGTAAGAAAAAATAAATAAGAAAGTCTATTTATCTACGGCGTGTCTAACACAAAATGTCAGCCACCTATGGTAAGATAGAATTATCAACAAAAAGAAAGAGGTACGCCCAATGGCTACTAAACTATACACAATCGAAAGCCTACTTGTAGGGAAAAACTATCGCTCACGCAATCGCCACTTTGAGGGTGAAATTGTATCCGCAGAAAAGCGTGAAGGTATTTGGTACGGAGAAAATACCGAAGCCTATCTAATCGAAGTCAATGCAAAAGGCTTGCGAAATAAGTTTGCAACAATCGCAGTAAAGGTTGGTGAATAATAATGGGATACATCGAGATTTTTAGAATTGACAATGAGGGTGCAGGTTGGATAGACTTGGACAATGCAACACCTAGCGAATTGCTAGATTTAGAAATTGGACTATTTCAGGAAGGGGCTATCTAATGGGAGTAATGAAAGAATTGCACTTAGAAATAACTACTTGCGACCTATGCTATGGCACAGGTTGGCTACACTTTGGAAATAGTTTAGACTATGATACAGAAAATTGCGACTGCAATCCACACCAATTATTTATCACTAAGGAGAATGACTAATGAATGACTATCTATACGCAGTAACCTCAACGAATGACAGTAGCCCTAGCCCTGAATGGGTTGGGCGTTATAGCGATGCACTATCTGCAGTTGGTGCGTTCATGGCGTGCAATGATTTTGGAGATGCAAAAGAATACCGCACAATCAACCTGTCAGAGCCTAGTGGCAAAATGCACACTAAGGTATTTTATCGTAATGGAAACGTAGGGGGTAAGTAAATGGGAAGTGTTACAGCAATTGGATTAGCAGATAGTGTATTGGATTTAGAAACGCAATTAGCGTATCACTTACAGGGTAATCACTATCCTCCCGTACCACTATCTATGGTTCAGCCTTGCATAGATGCTATTGACGCATACTATGATGAGGACTATGAGCGATTTATTGCTATGCCTGAAGGCGTATTCTATAAAGGAATGAGCCACGCTCCAGCAAGAGCAATTGTAGACCAGCACCACTTATCTTGGTTTATTGACCCAGTAGATGAGGAATAAAATGTCTGCTACAATGATTTCTATGGATTTAATACACGCAGACAATCTCAAGCCAGATCAATTGATGCTTGGTGATTTAATAAAAATTGGCGATGACATCGTTGAAATTGTTTTTATTGAAAGTGATTCTACTGGAGATAACTATGACATACAAACCGAAAATGAATTTGGTGAAAAAGAAGTAACGCAGTATAGTTATACTGATGAGATTCCTCTTTATGTTTTTATTGAAGAGGACGAGTAAAAGTATTTTTATGCACTTCCCCGCATAAAAATGCGCCGACTCCGACGGCGTGTCGTATGTGAGATTTATCACAATTACGTAGTTTGACATTTTTCCCCCTTGTATGCTAAGATTAGTTTATGAAGATACAAAAAAGCCCTGAGGAATTACGTAGACTAATGGAATTACGTCGCTCTAATGCTGCCTCTTTTGTGCCCTCTAAAAATAGATACAAAAGGATTAGACAAAGTACTAGAAAAATGCTAGACTTATCTAAAGAACAATAAAGGAGACCCCCTAATGACATATGAAAATGATGAAATGCTAGATGAATACTATGCAACTGTATGCCCCTCATGCAAAGAAAATGCGGTAGACGCATATGAAGAAAAATGCACCCATTGCTTACTAGAAGAAATGTCCGTACACTATAACGAAGACATTGCTCTAGAAATGAGCCTTGGCCTTGACTACTAATACACTTAAACTAAAACGCTCTAACGATAGAAAGGTGGCTAACCTTGTCACAAAAAATGGAAAGCAAGCAGCAATCGCAAATACCTTTGGCCTACCTGCTGGAAAGGCTTTCTCGTGCCCTGGTGCCACTAGTGTATGTGAAAGCGTATGCTACGCAGGAAAACTCGAAAAACTCTTCAAGGGCGTAAAGGCTAACCTATTACACAATTGGGAGTTACTAAAAGACGCTGATCATGACACGATGAGCCTGTTGCTTACTGATATGATAAATGATTTCAGGGCAGACTGTATCAAGAAAGACGCACCTATGCTATTCCGTATCCATTGGGACGGAGATTTTTTTAATGATACTTATACACAAGCATGGAAAGATGTCATCCTTAACAATACTGATATTCAATTTTGGGTTTACACACGTGTAAAATCTGCAGCGCTTATTCTAAAGGATATAGATAACCTGTCTCTTTACTTTAGTACTGATAGTGAGAATGTAAAAATTGGTGTTGATCTAAAAATAAAATCTGGTGTACGCCTTGCATACCTTGCTAAGAACTTTGCAATAGGACAAGCAGACATGAAAGAAATGATAGGCAAGCCTGGTGCTAAGTGTCCTGAAAATCTAAAAGCCATTCCACTTATCTCAACTAGTGGTAGCGCTTGCGTTTCTTGCTCATTGTGTGTATACTCTAAAGCAGACATAGTTTTTTCTGCTACTAAGAAATGAGATAATAAATAATGAAACTATTTATTGCAACGTGTATTCTTCTACTAATAATTTTTATTTATCAGTGACTTGACAGATCCCCGAAAATGCGGGTCGGCGGAAAATCTTTGATTTGTCAAGTTACGACACGCCTTTAAGATGTGATTAAGGACACACCCCAAAACCTCCACAGGATTTGTATTTATGACATTTTTTTGCTATAATTATTACATAAGGAAAAAACAACTACCCGAAAGGAAAGACCCCTATGACACTTCACGGATACACTTACCAAATTGGTGATTTATTTACAACCAGCAAGACAGGCGTTACAGGTCGTATCGCAGGTTTTACACCAATGTCTAATAAGGTTACCAGAGTTAGTCTAATCTTGGCAAATGGCGCACAAC